TCATCGGTAAGAATTAAGGAGTTTTTCCTTTGCTCCCAGCTCTGAAATACAAAGGTTGAGTGTTCTGGTATTTTCATCTGCACGCTGAGCTTCACGCCCATATCGTTCAAGTGTTTCTCGTAGTTGTCGAGAAAGTTCACTGGCTTTGGCTTTCTCAATTCGGCAGGTATTGGTGTTATCGGTACTTGTAACTTCTGTTTGCGTGGTACCGGTTGAGAGCTGCACCCTGTCAAAGTGATTAAGAACACGATCAAGCAAAGCATCTGTGCGTATCGTATCATGCTGTTGTGCGTCATGATATATCTCCAACTTATTCTGCTGTTCATTGTCTGCTTGTTTACGCAGTTCAATATTTGTGGCCACATCCTTTTCATCTAATTGATTACCTACAATCTGTTTACTCATTGCTCGGTTATCAAAATAAATACCGCCAGCAACAAAGCCAGCGGTAAAGGAAACAGCCAAAGCAATTAACGCTATGACGGTTTTATTCATTAATCATCACCATTATTAAATTAATGAAAAGGCTCTATCAAAAACATCATCAACATAAGGTTGTTGAGCATTTTCAACAGAAATGATTGCTTTTGCCATTTTGATTGATGTTGATTTATCAAACAGGTTTAAGCATTCGTGACGTTCAAAGCCAGTATCCTTGCAAACTCGTTTAATATAATTTTCAGTATGGTTGTTATCAGATGATGGCGCCCATCGTTCTATGATTTCTTCAACAGTATCTATTTTGTCACAACCAACATTAGGCTTACCTTTTTGCTTACTATAAGTTTGAAGCAATTTCATTAATGCCCGAACACCATAATAAACATTGATAAAGGTACAAAACTTATCATCACTTTGTACTGTTGCTAGGCCTTGCCATTTAGAAGAACCATGTCGAATATTGCCCGGATTATTATTTCTGATACCTCTTACGCCAGTGTTAACGTAATCGTCTTTAAAAACTGACATATTCACCCCTTTATAAACTTGATGACATTGCCCTTACTGACCAACAACGTTGTGCAGATCAGGATATTGGCAAAGATGTTGTAGATATCAGCGTGATAATTAGGATCGAAGTAAGCGCGAATAGGTACGCTTGAAGAATAAGCAAGAATGAGGAAAGCTAACCATCCACCTTTTTTACAGTGTTGTCTGCCGTCACGTTTAAAATAGAACACACGTAGAAATATGACGGTACAGATGATGGCATTAACAATAGTGAGCAATGTTTCGCATTTCATTGTTGCCCTCCTTGTTTCGGTATATCAGCCCTTCCGTATGCTTTTACGCTTAACTTAACCACAAGCAAAGCGGAAACAAAAGCACCTACGGCGTCGATATGTTCGATTTCGTATTGCTCAGGTTTCACACCGAAAAGACCAGTAACAGAAATAAAGATAGTTGCTGCGGGACTAAAGAATATAAGACCACAAACGAAGCTTAGAAAAGCTAATACCGATCTACGTTTAAAGCTATATTCAGTAGCAGCAGTGGTAAAGAAGATGGCTCCCAACAGTGAACCCATAACAACTTCTGCTGGAAGCCCTGCGAAGTAACCAAGAAAAGCAGTTGTGCCAATCCCAGCTTTTGTGTAGACATCTTCTTGCATGAGTGTAGTACCAGTGATTAATGAATAGTCATAATACTACACACCCAATAAGATAAACAAAAATGCAAATAAGGTAAAATAAAAACAAAACAATAGAAATACTGAACAATCTTTACTTTAATGATAAAATTCAGACATTCTATTGGTAAAATAAATAATAATTTAATATGCAAAGTAAAAAGTTTAGAGCTGACATTAATGGATTAAGAGCTATTGCAGTTTTATCTGTCATGTTTTTCCATTTTAATCAAGAGTTAGTACCTGGTGGTTTTGCAGGTGTTGATGTATTTTTTGTTATATCTGGTTTTTTAATGACATCAATAATATTTAGAGGATTAGAAAGCAATAATTTTTCTCTCTGGAGTTTTTTAAAAGCAAGAGCTAGACGTATTGTTCCAGCACTAATAACTATCATATTGATTGTATTAGCACTTGGTTATCTATTTTTTGAACCATTAACATACCAGTTAGTCGGTAAGCATGGGTTTTCTAGTTTACTTTTCATATCTAATATAACTTATGCTAATGAAGCTGGATATTTTGATGCAGACTCTTTTAGCAAGCTATTTTTACATACATGGTCATTATCAGTAGAATGGCAATTCTATATAGTATATCCAATAATATTGCTTATCTTATCAAAGCTATTATCAATAAGTACTCTGAAAAAAATTGTTGTGATTTCTGCTATTATAAGCTTTATTTTTTGTATTTATTTATCCTCAGTAAATAAAACTCTTTCCTACTTCATGATATACACTAGAGGGTGGGAAATGCTTTTGGGTGGTATTGCATTTCTATTCCCATTATCGACAACAGATAATAAAAAAAGAATAATTGAGATAGTGGGGTTAATTTTAATTATTACATCATTCTTTATTTTTTCAAACTCTGACAACTGGCCTAGTTATAATGCATTGCTACCTGTTTTTGGTGCATATCTTTGTATTATTTCTAATAACGAAAAAACTCTTTTATCTAATTATGCATTTCAAAAAATAGGCCTTTGGTCTTATTCTATTTATCTTATCCATTGGCCTTTTATTGTATTCTTTAAAAAAATAAATATAGAGATCTCTATTTTTACTTATTTTATATCTACCATATTACTTGCATTTATAACTTATAGTGTTATAGAGAAAAGAAGAAATTATAAATATGGATTATTATTATGTTGGTTGCTATCAGTTTCTTTATCCTACTATATATCTATTGATGGAATTGGAAACAGAGTTGATGAAAAATACAGATTAACTAAAGAAGAGTTCCATAAAAAATATTATGGTGGAACAAAGATAACACAAGGAAGCATCATACAATATTTTGATATGAAAGATACTGATAAACCTGATTTTATAATTAGTGGTGATAGTTTCATGAGACAGTACATGAATTCTATAAGGCATCAAAAATTAAAATCAATAGGTATTTTTAAAGATGGATGTTTTATTACACCTAATTTAATCTCACTTAAGGATGAGTTCAATGATCAGCGTTGTATTATGCGATATAATAATTTCATTTTAGCAATGAAAACTCACCCTAAAACAGATGTTATAATATCTCAAGCTTGGGATTCATATAAGATATATAGTAGAAGTACACAAAAAGAAATAAAATCAAATGTAGAAGAAAGAATTATTAATGATATTAATGAAATTATTAAAATTGGTGGAGTTGATAGAAATTATTTTATTATAGGCAGACCACAAAGAAGTAATATATCAACATTTGAATGTTTAGCAAGACACAATTTACCAATTTGGAAATTAGCAAAATCCTGTGATAAATACATGGATCAGAAAGTCTTAAACATTAACATAAAATTAAATGAATTTGCAAATAATAAGAACAATGTTATATTTATTGATCCGAATGAGATTCTTTGTAAGAATGGAAAATGCTTGCTATTAAATGATGATAACGAACCTATCTATTCTGATAATAGTCACATGTCTTTATTTGGCTCTGATATTGTCATTGATTATTTTTTTAAAAAATTATAATAAATAAGGAACCAATATTTTATTGGTTCCTTATTATCACTACTTTATAGCTAAAATAAGTTAATATTTCCTTTACTAATAGCAGAACTACCATCAAGAATTCTAATAGCATTTGAATCAGAGCTAATACAACCAACTGCATACCCTGTAGCTCCAGAATTAAAAATACAAATAGCGTTATTAACATTACTTGTTTCATTTAACATGATACAATTATTTAAAAACGTTTTAGACCCACTCATAGCATTAACCCCAGTTGCACCTACTCTACCAAAACCAAAATCAGTGCCAGAACAATGTAATTCACCTGAGTTTTCAATAATGCTTCCTGAATTTATTACAGAAAATTTCACATTTCCAAGCGTCATAGCCCCTGAATTAGTTAATCTAACATATAAATCTTTAGTGATACTTTTTGTTTTCATAATACCTGTAATAATCTCTACTAAACTTCCTTTATCAGTACAAAGTATATTTAAATTTCCACCATCCACATTAACTAAACCAACACTAAATGTACTAGAACCAGAAACATATACTTGTTCAGATTCAATGCCAGAAGAATGATTCCACGTTTTCGTTTTAAAGGTGCTACCAGCACTACACTGAATTAAACGACCACCACCAGAGTTAAATATATTAACAAAAACAGAACTTCCATTAATACATCGCAAGGTATTAGAAACTGCTTTTTTTAAGTTACAATTTAAAGTACCGATATTAATATTTTTAACTCTATCAAAATAAAATCCATCATAAGCTTTTAAATCACCAGAATAGTCATCTAATACACTTTGATATATTTCACTTATGTAAATATTTTTTAACAATCCAATATTAGAGTTTTCAGTCGCCTTTACACTTAAAGCCCCTCTTCTACCATTGATTGAAATTAAGCTTCCAATACTAATATTATCCATTATTCTTGTTCCATCATTACTAAATATATTAAATGTATATCCATTACAATTAATACCAGTCACTCTATTAATAGTAAGCCCTTTCAATGGAACAAAGTTATTTACCTCAATATCAAACGCACCTTCTGGAGGAGCTCCTTTTATATTTTTACATATCTGCTCACCAATAAAATGAATATCTCGCCCCCCCGTTACACTAAATCCTTGTCTACGACAATTATTAAATACTCCATTAATAATTTTAATATTCTTTGTAGCATATTCAGACTCTACTAGATCTGACTCAATCGGTGAAGTAATACATATTCCATCCCCAAACATTTGGCTAATATCAGGATCAACAATAGTTATATTTTTACATGATGTAATATATAACCCATGCCCCCACTCACCATCATTACCTATATGTTCAATTCTATCACCTATTAATTTAGGCCTAATGACCATGGAGTTATTCGCTCCAACAAAATTAATTACTTCATATTTTTCTTTATTTGTTGGCTTTAATTTTAAACAACCTCCATTTAGCCATTCTATATATGAATTAGGTTTTAGTTTAATTGCTGATGAATCATTATCAACATTAACAATATATTCATCATCAATATATACAGGGTGACCTTTTTCAAGCATTAAATTAATAGCCTCAGTGGCATCATCTCCTCTAAACACACCTAAAGAATGTAATGAATAATTAACTAAAACTGCTTTTAAGTTATTTTTTAAAAAATGATCTGCTATACTATTTGTATTATTATCTTCTTCAATAATATATTTAGAACCACCACCATCATTAATATCATAATATCCTAATGTTTCAATTACATCTCCTTTTTTTCCATTAAAGTTATCTATCATATCCTTTACATTAGAATACCTTTTAACGATTATCCCTATATCATTTCTTAAAGAAGAATCACCAATACTAACCCAAGCACGATTACCTACTCCGCCTGAATTTTCAGGAGTTGACTTCATAGAAACTATTTTGGGTAATTCACCATCCCAACGATAATATTCTCCATTACTTTCCCAATGTAACGCCTGATACCGTGTGGTTATCTCCGCGCCTTTCTCAAAAGAATCAACAAGTACATAACCAAGCGAACCAGTTTCAGCAGGATCAAGTAATTGAGGATAACCTTCATTATCAAAACCGAGCTGTTTATTTCTGCGTTGTTCAGCGGATGGTAATGCAGGTATAGGCTTATCCTTTACCCTTAATGTCTTACTATCAATATCCTTAATACTGTTATCAACGTAGTCTTTATTAGCACTATCACTGCCGAGCTTAGGAGGCGCTAAATTAGCAATACGATTGTCCTTGGCATCATAGTAATTCGATAGATAGGTAGGCTTACGTAAGCTTAAAGAGAAAGTACCCAATGCTTTTTGAATTAACATCGTTAGATAATCAAAGGCATCTTCATGTACTTCTGCAAAAAATTTACCCTGATTACGTAAGTCAGTTTCTTGTACAACAGGTAAATCGCGTTCTAATAATATCTTCCAGCCTTGGGCTAAAGGTTTATTTAAAACCACCTTACCGCCATGATAGGAACCTGCACCAACAATAGTGTAATCAGTACCATTCTTTAATGTTTTTTCATTGCCGTCACTGTCAGCAACCACAACAATCAAATGCTTGCCTTCAAAGATACGGAAACGAAAATCAAAATCCGTTGTTACGCCATTACCTACATACTCTTCATGGCTTAGCTCAGTAGATACCGTCATTGCTCATCTCCTCTGGTGTTAATGAGGATATGATACGTTTAACTACAAAATATATCCATATTTGCAATAATGGTTATCAAATAAAAAATTAAATTAACCATTTAGATGAACATTTTAATGCATTTACATTATTATAGTTTACGTAATTATTTTCATTAGTGAGGACTTTAGCCATGGAAAAGAAGTATGAATACCCTGCACCAGCTAACTATCCAGATGTAGTGAATACCGATAAAGGGATTGAAAAGTTAATTACAAAATCAAACCTTGAAGCACTTTTAACAAAGATGGAAAGCGATGGTCATGATGTATCAGCTCCACTTGTAGAACTGATAGCAATGAGAAACTTTATAGTTCAAAAGATGAGAGGCAATAAAAATATAATACCGTTGGTGGAATGTATTTTAGCTGAATTAAAGAAATGAGAACAATGCACCGCTTAAGCGGTGCTATTTTAATCTTTTTTAAGATTATTTATTTTTACTTGCTCTTCAAGTTTTTTTCTTTGTATCCATAAGCTTAAAAAGCTTCCTTGTTTTTCTTTTGCTTTTATTTGGTCTAACTCTGAAAACTTATAAAATCGCGTTTTATACAAATACATAAGCGAAATCAACGGAACAAGAGCTAATGGAATATATACAGCTAATAAAGCACCTGAAAGATCCTTAGCAATAAACAAGTAAGTATATCCTACTAACATGATTGTATTACCGATGATTGCTAACACTCGTAAAATAGACATAGCTCCCCCTACTTCATCTGCTCCTCAACCTGATTCAATAATGGTGACAAATAAAACAAGTTTTGGAAAGGTAATAGTTTGCGCACAGATCGCACTTCTCTATCATCAAACTCACCGTTTAATACACCTGATGTGATGTTTTTAATATCACCACCGAGATCAAATGTAGGGCCCAATAATGCACCAATTCCATTACGGCTTTGATAACGTGATGCTGGTGGCCCACCAAACATGGCACTCATACCATAAGTACCACCGCTAAGGTTTTCCAGTACATTGTTAGGCTCACCTAACCAGCCCATCATTCCTGACCAATCTAAACCCTCTTTTACTAAGTTAGCCGGTTCGGTATTAATATCTCGTCCTGCCATTTTAGCCTTGAGGACATAGACTAGGGATCCAAGTGCTACTTGAAGCAATGCGCCATAATAGAATGATGCATCACCTGATTGTATGCCTGATACCAACGCTCTATTGTGAGTAGCAAAGAAGAAGGTTTTAAACTGCATCACAATCTTACCTAGTTCACTGCTCATCATTAATGGTGTATCACCAATGCCCGGTGTGATAACCGTGGTTCTTACGTCTTTTAATACTGCCGCTTGGAAAGTTTCACGCACAACACGATCATCCCACAAATGGCTATGCCCTGTTAACATGCCGTCTAAGTCTTCCCCGTGTCGTTTAAACTGATCTGCTATACGCTTTAGCATTGATTCATCAATACCAATATGAGCCAGTTTCTTTATTTCTCGTTTACTTAACGAACCACCAGCCTCTAAAGTGTTTGCTGCTTTCAGTACTTTAGATTGAGTAATAAGCCCAGACCACATTTTCATCGTGTCTGTATATTGGTTCATTAATGTAAAGTTACCAAATTTCTGTGACGACCACTGTAAACCACGCTCTAAATAGCTACGTCTGCTATAGGGATCGCTAAGGTCAGCAATCACTTTAGAACGACTGGATAATGCATATTCAAGGCCAATACCCATTTCACGCAAATCGGCCTTAGCAATGCGCATAGCACTGATATCAGTTAGCATCTTACCCAATGGTTTTAACGCACTACGTAAACCGTGTTGCATAATCGGACGAGCCATATCAGGTAACGATGATATTGTCATACCCCCCAATAAACGTAAAAAGTTAACGTGACGAGCAACACGGCCAGCTCGCACAAATAGACTTCCTGGATCTTTAGGTGCTCCATAAGTACCTAATAAACGGTCACGCATCGCGCGAATATCACGTAAATCCTCCTCTCTTCGTGCTTCTAATCGACTGCGTTCTTTAGGCGTGGTTGCATCAGCAATAAGTTGGTTGTATTCCTCTGTAATCGCTTTGATTTGATTATCCATATCAACACGGCCAAATTTAGCCGTAAGTTCAATTTCAGGCGCAACTTGGCGAATATAGTTTTCCATCACATAGTTAACATCTGATTCGAGATAGTCTTTAATTCGTTCATCAGGAATGTTTAGGGTTCTATCTTTTGTAAAACCAGCACGTTTAACTAACCCATCAGGGATCAGTTCACTGGGTACAATGCCAGACGGAGCACCAATAATTTTATTAACGATATCATCTGCAGCCGCATCTAACTCTTCACGCTCTAAAGGTGTCATGCGATTTAATGCGGACTGTCTAATTCTGTCATGGCGAGTTAATGAATTTGCTGTTCGTGTTAAACGACGATGTTCATTTCTAAACTTGCGAGGGTTATCAAGAATATCAACGCTACGTTGTAATGCAGGTAATTTATTCTCAGCATCATTAATACGCTGTAATTTTCTTTGTAATGTTGCTTGTCTTCTTGTTTGCGTTTTATTTAGCTTAGCAAGGTTAGATAGTGAATTTAACTCAACTTCTACCGCATTCTTTTCATTAATGATTTTTTGATATTTATTAATATCATCCATCAACAAAGATTTTTTACCTGACCAATTCTCAGCTTCTTTAATTTCAAGCCCTAAACGTTCGGCTTGTGGTGAAGCGTTACGTGCTTTATCAATACCAATTTCAGCACGATCAAGGCTACCTTTGGCTTTATTTATTGATGTTTGATTAATCTCTTCTAACCAGTCAGCAATGATTTTCTTAAACTCAGTACGATCATTTAAAATTTTGTCGAATTTATAAATACGAGGGAAATAACTTTGTGCTGTTGTCACCTTTACACCTTCACGTAAGATCCCTAATTCAACCATTCTATCTTTGGTTGCTTCGACAATAGGTCTAATAGAACGTGCTGCCTCTGCCACTTGTGGTATTGCATGAGTATCACCATTGCGCATAGCATCACCAACCGCTTCACTAAATTGGTAATAGCTCATATCACGTCCACCAGATTGACGATACTGTTTAAAGTGATCTTTCGTTGATTCTACTTGCTTATAAACAAGTGTTTCATAACTTCTCACTTTTGTTTCAACAGCGGTAAATGTCGCAATACCTTCTTCATTTTTAGCAAAGGTAAAGTTATTTTCTGTGAGTTGTTGGTTAATTTGGCGCGCTGTTTTAGAGGGGGATTGAGCAACACGGCCAACAGGGCTAACGTTCATCGTACGATTAATAAATGATGGCCCTTTTAAGGTTTCTTGTTCTAATGTGGTGTTAGGTACTTCCATTGCACCAACACTAGAATTATCAGGGATATTATTTGGAATATTTTGTTGCCCTGATTGTTGTTCTCCAATTAAATCATTTCTTACTTTTGTTACCAATTCACCACGGTTTTTTACTAACTGCGCAGCTGAACCTAAGGTTCCACCGATCATGGCATCAAGTGTAATGTTAATTACACTTTCAGTTAATGTTCGTGTTTCTTGGGTACTATGTAATGCCATTTCAGAAGCTACGCCCCCAGCAGTATTTGCCAATGCAAACTTACCTGCGATTGTGGCCACACTGCCACCTTTTACAATGGCTCCCCCTGGTATCATCATTGCAGCAACATTAATTGGATCAATAACCCCCATAGCAATACTACTCACAACACCAGCACCGCCAGCATCTGCTAACATTTGCTTATCGTTACGCTCACGATCAATACGTTGTTTTATTGCAGCGGTTTCTTGAGGAGAGTTTGAATGAATAAAGGCATCGGCATAGTCTTCATAGCCTGAAAGCGTTAATTCATCTTCAAATGGGTTATAGCCGTCTACATCTTCAAATTGATTAAAAGGTGCAGTAGCAATCAAACTACCCACTGAGTTATCGATACGAAACGCCGCATCACGTAATTCTTTAGTTTGCCGTCTATCATCAAGCGGATTAATAGGGTCATACCAAGACGGTGAAACATTATCACCGTAAGCAGGTTCTGGTTGCTGAACAGCATTAATATCCGCAGATAAAATCTCATCAGGTTGTTGTTCGTAAATAGGCATCAGTTCTTATCCCAAGAAAAATAATTATTGAATTTATTTACTCGCTCATTGTGAGCTTCTTTATATTGCTCACGGATATTTTGACGACGTTCATCAAATTCTGAGCGTGATTTATCCAATGCTTCTTCTCGTTCCCTTTTATCCTGAGCTTCCTTAACGCTTTGTTGGCGTTTTTCCATTACCTCTTTATACATTGGTGATGATGACTGTTCTGGTTTAAAGCGAATAGGCAAGCCGTTATCTCCCGTGTATGGACGATAAATAGGGATATCATCACTACCGGTTTGTTTTATCATTATGCCGTAACTGTAGTCTCTGGGGGTCACTGCATCAGAGACAATAACAATATCAGTATCAGAAGAAGCGCCACCAAATGATTTAGACATTAATTGCTTTTTCTCTTCTTCCCATTGACCCGCGATCCAGTTTCCAGCACCTGATTCATTAATACCGTATACGGCTTCTGGTGCATAACGCATAACTTCTTCACTGCCATTGATATTAGATACCGCCCACGTTCTTTTAATTTGAGCGTTAGTCATTTTCTTGGCTAGTTCTGCATCACCGCCTGTTTCAGCAAAGTTAGCGTCATACAGTGTTTGATAGTCACGTAAGTAAGCGCCATTTTGAGTACCAGGCTTACTAACGCTTGGTGAAGAAAATGGTTTATACCAAGGGTAAAAATCATTGATATTAGATTGCGCTGCTTTATCTCTATCCTTGATATATCCTTTATCCCTGATTTGAGAAGCGATCATTTGTTTAGTGCGTTCATCTTGTTCAAATGTCGTCTTAAATGCAGTTTCTACCGCTTTTTCATCAGGCATACCCGCACGACTTAAACTATATACTTTTGAGTAATACGCCATTGTGCTTGATGGAATATTGCTAACAGATGCTGAGTTATTATCAAATATCTGCCCGTACATTTTCGCGATAGGAAGAACAACCTCAGGATCTTTAGATGTAGCCCCCATGTCTAATATTGATTTTATTTGTGATGGGATAATTCCCGTCCTTGCTGTAAGTTCAGCAACGGCATTTAAGCTATTATCATCACGTAAATTAAAGCTCTGCTGAATATGTTGTTCAAAGTAATCATCTGCTGCCTGCTGATTATTCCTATCATTGGGATCAAGCGGAAAGTTATTTTGAATGGAAAGCTGTAATCGGTTGGCAGCAAACTGCTTATCTTGTTCCTTGATATTACCTTCAACGAACTTACCAAATTTCTCCCAACGTTGAATTTTGCTTTCGTAGTTTGCTTCACCGGGTTGAGGTTTATTTTTAGCTAACAAAACTTGCTGTGCTTGTGGCGACATCTCTTTAGCTGCTGACATAAAACCAGCATAACGTTTAGCTTCTTGCATATCAGCAGACATAGCTGAACCTTTGTCATAGCCAAACGCAGAGATTAATTCATCATGAGTAGGCGCATTAGGTGCTTCAAGCCCTCTTTCCCATGCTGCGTAAGAGTCCGCTACACGAGTACCGAGTTGTTGCTGTAACTCACCTTGTTTTTGCTTACGTAGCTGTTCTGCTTGTCGTAAATATTTTGCTTGGTCAGCTTCATCTAAGGCATCGAAAGCGGCAGATCCGGTTAATAGTTTTGGTGCTTCTGATGTCGCTTGTAACTCAACAAAACCAAGTGCTGACTGTATGCCTGTTGCTATCTGCTCATCAGTGTAATTAACACGGTTACGCCCATTCTCTTTATACATTATCGCTGTCGATAAATGCGTTAAGGTATCTAAATTCGTTAAATCTAATGGTTGATTAGGTGCAACACCAAGGTAATCAGATACATACTCAATGTATGCCTGAGTATCATTATTATCTTCTGGTGGTGCCCAGCGATTAATGATCTGCTCTGGTGTAACAAAACCTTGTCGAGCATAAGAAAGTAGATTTTTACCTAATGCTCTAATGCCGTGCTCAGGTGTGGCAAACTTAGCAAATGCACCATCATCACCGGTTTGCCCTACCCATTTATTGCTAGATAGTCGAATATTACCAGGGTTGTTGTTTCTAACACCTCTTGTATCACCGTTACTAGGTGTATACATATTCTCTTGCTGTTTATGCAGATTATCAGCGTAAGCAGTAGCATCTTCAGGGTTATCAAAAATCCCTAAGTGCTTACCTGTTTGCTCGTATAACGCAATAGCTTCATCATCAGATAACAGCTTGCCATCGTCACTTACGGTAGGTATCAGCACTTCACCATCATCGGTACCAATAGAAATCGTTCTTACTGTACTAATTGAGCCGTCTTCGTTTTTAACTGTTGGCCTATTGAGTAAATTAATATTACCCTGTTGGGTCATTCCTTTAACTTTACCAACAGTACCACCATAGAACGCATTATTTCTGGTAGCACCACCAAGGCTTGAAGGTTCTCCATTTCGTTCTAAGAACCCCATATAATCAGCACCGAGTTGGTTTTCAATCGCTTTACGTGCAGTCGCTACTTTGAATTCTTGTTTCTTGGCAAGGATCTGCTCTTCCCCCCAACCATGCGATAATCCAAACTCTTCTATTTGCTGAAACACTTGTTTATGTGCAGAAATATAAGCCTGATTATCGCCGTACATTGATGCGGCAGACTCTGCATTTAATGTTAACGTTGATTGAAACTGGTCTTGTTCATAAGCTTTGATTTGCCCCATCTCATGACGATTCGCTTGTGATGCAAACTGAACACCCATTTCTTGCGCTTGTTGCATAAAGCTTTGTCGAACAATATCGTCAGGTAATGTTGATGATATTTCACCAGCATAATCACGAAATGACTGCTCATACTCAGACGCTTTACCAATCGCATTCTTACCTTGCTGTGAAAGTAATCCATTTTTCGGATCGGTCATCAGTTCATTGGCTTTTTGTCGTAGCTGTAATGCGGCATCTTGCGCCAGTGCAACATTGGCCCTTTGTTTTGCTTCTGCAAACAAACCAACATATTGCTCACCAACACGACCAATGCCAGCGCCAAAAGCATCAGGTGATGATTGAACAGAAAACCCATTATTCGGTAACTGCTCAGGCATAACCGTTCTATTATCGTATGTAGGAACCTTTGGCATAATTAAAATCCTTTTGGTGCTTTAGCGAATGTTTTGCCGGCTTTCGCAGCACCTGAGCCACCACCACCGAACGGGCTCCATGTACCACCAGCCAACTGATACGCGCCATAAGCTTGAATAGGGGCTGTTAATAACGTTGTCATTGCACCCATATTGCCTGAGCGTCTTGCCATTTTTGCATTAAGGCGATCATTCTCAGCTTGCATACGATAGCCATACGCTTCACGAGAAGCGTTATTAACCATAGTTAACGCATCAAGCTCACCCATTGCAGCAGTATCACCTAAAATATCTAAAGCCCCAGCAGTGCTTAAATCAATGCCACTGGCTGACATTGTTGCCGCCTGTGTACCCGCTAATTGGCGAGTGCGTCTACGCTGTTCTTGTGCCTGAGCGTTTCCTTTATTAATTGCATCAAGTGCAGCATCTTCATTAATTTTGGCGTTTTGGTTGGCCACTGATGCTTGAAATTTACCATCGGTATATTGTCCGTATGCTTGCAATGCAGAAGTACCAATTACTGCTGCCGCTAATGTTGTTGGTTCACACATTATTTAGCCCTCAATGTAAAACGATGGAAAGGTAACTGAAGTAAACCTGCTGGCTTTGCTTCTTCAATCTGAAACCCCAACCAATGGAGCCATGCCTTAGCAATATGATTACGTTCATCGACATAATTCATCAGTGTTGGGTATTGCCCTAACATCTGTTTTAAGATGGGTTTACAGCGCCGTAGAAAGGTTTTCTGGTGTTGCTCTAATAAGTCAGTTCCCACCAACCAAGGAACACCTAAACCAGTCAGTAATGAGCCAGAAGCAACACCAAAAATAGTCACCACCTCATCATTAATAATGCCGGCATAGGCTTTAGTAGAAACAGATAAGCCATGTCGTAATACCTGCTCAGGTGTTTGCATTGACATAGCGTAGAACTCATCAACATCAGCTTGTCTTACATGTGGTAATAAACGAACAATATGTTCATGAGTAGCACGAATAATTTGTACATGATGTTTTTTCATATCAGAAACCACCAGCATCAATACGCGGAATAACAGAGAGCACCGCTAACGGTAACGGATCAACCTGTCTAATAAAGACACGTCCGTTTTTGCTCCAATCTGCATCTAAATTAATTTCAACAATGCCTGTGGCATCATCAACAGGATTGTCGTAAAACTCGAATTGACGTTGAGGATACTCATATAGCCGTTCTTTTTCAGTACCAGCCCAAATACCCCGACTACTATTTACAATTAAGCTGGCAACCTTAATAAGCTTCTTCTTATCAAGTAATGTTTCTTGCCCATTAATATGGATATCGAGCGTTTCTAATTCGCTGATAATAGGTAATCCAATATGTACAACGGCTGAAGGTGTATCAATTTCCACTGCGCCATTGATGACAATGGCCTGCGGTGAAACATTAGCATCAGAGAGAATATTAACTGTCTTACCTTCAAGATGATTTAAGCCAGCAAAGCGATAGCGGGCAATGCTCCATTCAGTAGTGGGTGTATTTTGTAATGCTGGTGGGATATTGCGATTAGCAGAAATAACCACTTGATTTGCAGATATATATTGAACAATCTTACAGCGAAGCTCTTTATGTTCATTATCTGCAAAATAAGGAATATTGACGGCACTACCGATATCAGAAGCGCTAAAGACTGGATCGCCTGAAACCACTAATTGATAGTTTTCTTGATAGTTCCACTCACCCGCTCCACCAGTGATGGTTGCTGTTTTTGATATATCAGTATTTCTACCGTCATAACTTAAGCCAGAATCCACAAAGAAAGCATCTTCTGTACGAGTAAATAAACGGCTGGCTAACCGTTCTACATACCGAACCTGTTTACCGTTTACTGTGCGCTGAACAATAAAATAAGCTGAATCTTCATTGCCTTCACTGATCGAACACGTTGACTCAAATTTCCCTTCTGTCGATTGTGGCGCCCATGCAAAAACTTGTTGTTCTCTTAAATAGGTTAAAGCCAGCATTAACCCATCGTCACGTATGCACCATGCAATAGAATATGGAACCGTAGTAAATGACCAATCAACAATACGATGACGTTGAAATAGGTGATTTGCCAACATAGTTAAGTCAGTGCCTTGATACCCATCGACATCAAAGGAATACGATAAATCACGCACAGCACTGCCTTTCTCTTGTATATAAAGCGCAATGTTCGCAACAGAGATTGGAGGTAAATCACTTGAACCGTTAGCCCCTTGTGATGACATTGAAAAACTGGAAGGTGTAAGTACTTTGTTCTGATCGCCTGTGATTTGATATTCACCGCCAGAGGTCAATGCCACCAGCGAACCGACATCAATCAAATGGCGAATTTCATTAACTTGACGACCTGCATACGTGTAGATAATGCGATCATCATCTTGGATAGGGTTGTTGCGTCCAAAGTCTTTATAGTCACCGCTACGACTGGCCCATATCGTTTGCGGGTAGGCACGAGAGCTAGCAAAGAATAAACGTTGTTGATAATAAACAACGGTGCTTGGATAACCATCGACATCATTCCACACTGCACGCGCCCATTTATGGCTTGCGTTATCTTCACCAACGGCATTGGATGGAATATAAGAGATCACCTTTCCTGTGGCTGTTTTACCATCTTCACTTACGGTTTCAATTTTTACGATACCAAAACCACTATGAAGATATTCCCATTGAATACCTGTATCACCACCCCAACCATCCCAGCTCATTCCTTCAGTGTGAGATGGGCGCAGCGTACCAGTTTTACCGCCACTATTGGCACGATAGTAGTTACTATCAGCTCGGCGTTGATCATTAAGGTTGGTTGTTTTATCTGTTTCCCATACAGGAACCGCATCAATATCACGTTGCTCTAAATAGAACTGCTTACCTATTTGCTCGGCACCAAAAATATCATGCGTAGACGTTAACGTAATTTGCCCCGTGCTTGCACTGGCATAAACTTTCATTGCCTTATCGGTATTGATATCTTCAAAGGGGCCGTTCTTGGTTTCAACGGACACTAACTTCCAATCATCATGATCGTAACGCTGTAACTCCATTGGTGGATAATCAGTATGAACAATCGTCATAACATCGGCTGATTGCGTATACTTCAAATCAAACAAATCAGCTTCTTTATAAGGTGTCGCTAATTCAAACACTTCGCCTTTATGTTCACCATCAGCATAGAGAACCTGCCCACCATCTTTAAATACGCGAATATAACGATCACCAAACTCTAACGCATAGGTTTGTACGGTGCTGAATTGGAAAGGAATAAGGCGAGACTTCTTATTTTGATACTTTGTTTCAGCAATAAATCGTGTGCCTGGTCTATTCTCAACGCCACCATATTGACGAACAATAAAGTTATGGCACTTGCGCAGTGCAGTTGAATACTTCGCAAGATCAACACGCCCATATAGGCTTGGTGCAATTTCACCGCCTGAAAAACTAGGTTGAATAAGACTAAATGGCATTATGACAACCTCGCTTGTGTGAATTCATCCATATAATCAGTTGGCTCTGCTGACTCACTTAATGAATGTGCGGCCGCGCTTTTAATAACACCTTGATAAATTTGTAATGCCTCACCACCAATACCCGCATTTGATGCCAATGGACGAGCCAATTCAGCCGCTAAACGCCACGCAAGCGCATCTTTAAATAACGCATCAAACATATTGACGTCAGTAATACGTGCAACATACTCAAGCCATGCACTTGGATGATCAGTAAAAATTAATCGACCAGTACCATTTTCATCTGAACCAACATGAAAATGGATTGCTGTATCTGGTCTACGGTACTTTTGATGAGGTTCGACAATGCCAATGGCTTTTAGGCAATCATTAGGATAGCGATAGGCATACGTCCAATTAGGCGGGGGATTATTTGTATTGGCTAATGCCACCTTTTTAGTTGCAAAGTTCCAAGGGAAATCGGCCAGCACACTATCACGGCATTGCGCATAATGAAGGTTACATTGAACGGCTTCTTTGCTGGCTTCAGTCATGCTATTAATTGAACGACTATTACCAATGCGACTTAATGCAATATTGCAAATTTCAATTTCTGAGGCCATTACTCACCCCCATCAAAAAGAACATCTGCCGTTGATTTTGTGTCTCCTGCACCTAGAGCCAGATCGGTTATTTGTAACTCTACATATACTGACTTCTTACCTTCACGTTCATTAATGGATTTAGACAGTATTTTGGCAACAGCAGACAGCTCAATACTTTCACCAACATCAGGAATAGAAACGCCTAGTTTTTCTATCGTGTCGTTTTCAAGTGAAATACGTAGCCCGTATGGATATTCTTCACGAGTTTCTTTTTCACCTTTGGCATTTTCATAAGTTTCTGTGCTGGTTTTTAGATTGATTAGTTTCATTGGATATCTCTCGGCTCAAGTAGAAAATAAAAAAGGGGCTTTCGCCCCCTTTATCATCGGGGGTTAAACCCCAATTTCTTTCCGCTTTTCATCTATTGCGGTGCGCATTTTATCTGCGCCCATATTGTGATGAGGTGCTTTACCAAATAGCTGGGTATATTGCTCACGAAGCGCATCAAGGCTTGAATCAATCGCCACACCTGAACCGCTAACAGCAATATTACTTATACCTTCACCAGTATTATCACCAGCTCCATCAGCCACACTATGAGTATTAAGTCGAGCATCAGCGCCACCAATTAACGCTAAGTTATCGCCAGCTATACCGTCGTACTCAACCTCTTCACCGATTTCAAGTAGACGCCCAGCGATAAATGATTTTTTTAAAACCTTATATCGTGACATGTCACACCTTATTGAGTTACAGCATCGTAAATAGGATGAGCATCAACAGTTAGGTTAATGCCCGCAGTGAACTTACCCGCCGTTAATGGACCTTCTGCAACAACATATTGCAGGCGCAGGTACTTCAGAACGCCTTGAGGTACTTTCGCCACAATACGTTTACCTGCATTTAAATCAGCAATTGGTATTGCCACAGATTCAAAGATAGATTTAGCATCAGAGAATTTATCGTCTGTCGCGGTTTCTAACTTAATTTGAACAGTCGCTTCACCTGCTGCTTTAGCCTGTTCAGTCACTTGTGCAAACAGCTCTAATGGCTCACCAATACCGATATCACGAAATGCGCCATGCACTGGCGTTAAGTCGATAGCTTGCTTACTTACAGCAGATGCAGTAACCGCCTGATCCAGTGAAAAAAGCGTTTCTTTATCTAAAATCATTTTGACTATCTCCAAATAAATGAAAGTTAGCGGAGCCGTTAAACGACACCGCAATAACTTATTTCACCTGATCTTCAGTCGTTAGAATGGCATCAACACGGCGAACAGGAATTTCATCGAATGAAACAACTTTCTTACCGGCAACTTCTGCCATAGAAATATTGACGTTTTTGCTGTTTTTAATTTGACGACGCATCCAGCTACGAATTTGCTGGTTACAATAAAAAACAGGACGCCCCATAGAGAGGTTAGGGATCTTCTCAATCGCTTGAATAAACAAGTCTGGTAAATCGAGTGTGTCCGCTTTTTCTGGATCTTTACCAATTTTGGATAAATCAATATTGGCGATACGGACAACATAACGCCAGTCACGAACTGAGATACCATTTTTCCATTGAAAGTGAGTACGAAAGCCTTGGTATTTACCTTTGTTCTCATCTTCTAAAGTAACTTCGCCTAAATGGTTTTGCTCTAAACCTGCTTTAGAACCTTTAGGGAAAATACCGTGAACCGTGTTTTCCCCCCATACGACTAACCACACAGAAGTTAAGTTACTGCCAGTACCACCAGCATCAATGATATTGACTGCATTCTTTGCTTTCATATCGTTAAAGCGTGCAGCTAAACCCGTAAAGCGCTGAGGATGAACCGTCGCATCACCATAAATAACAGTTTCAGCCATTTGCTGGTTCATTGACTCTAAGAATGCAATTGATTCAGACAATAGAAATTCATTCTTTTGCCCGTTTAAGTTAGCAAGATCTTTATCAACCTCAGAATAGGTTTCCAGCATACCAATCGCATCAGTAACCTGTGCTGTGGTTGATTTGCTTGGTGGTACACCATAGTTAAGCAAGCGCCATGTTGCAGATGGTAAACCAGTACGAACGGTTGTACGGTGACCCGTTGGTAAGTTACCTTCAACGAAAACCATATCATCAAGAATTTCATTAGACTGATTCAGCAATTCGACGATCTTCGCTTGCTTGCTGTCAGGGCCTTGTCGTTTAGCCCAATCAACGAGAGTTAAAGCAGGCATGTTATTTCCTCTTTGTTATCCAAATAAAACATCAGCAGCACTTTTACTGCCGTTACTGTTGCCAGTGACAAGACCGTCCTCTGACATTGCTTTGCCAACACCAGCAAAGATACGAATAAGCTCAGGATGGTTACCTAGTCCTGATTCTTCTAAATACTGTTTCAGTTCAGGTGAACCGAACTTATCCATTGCTTTTTGTGCCGCACCGATAGATTCAGCGGAACCAAGCTCTTTATCTGCTTTAACAGTTTCAGCCCATTGCTCTGTCTGTTTTTGCCAACCTTCAGCAAGTTGCTTATTAATCGCTGGCATGATTTTAGAGCCATAAACATCAACCAATTTTTGCGCTTGTTCGTTGTTTAAATTCAGCTCACGAGCAATCGGCTCAAAGACTTCTAATGCACCTTTATCAAGCTCTTGCCCTTCTTCTGGTGCTTTAAATTCATACTTTTCAGGCGCACCTACATCTGATTTATTGGCATCATTTTTCTTATCAGCCGGCTTGCCCTGCTCTCCACCATTCTCTTTTTCAGTGCTTTTAGTAGGATCATCACTATTTGCTGGTGGCTCATTTTTATCTGTTGCTGATGTTTCTTGAGTAGGTTCCGTTGCTGTACCGCCACCGCCTTCACCTCCCTCGCTGTGTTGCTCGTTATACAAACGACGCATAATTAATTTCCGCCATAAGTTCATAACTGTTTCTCCCGTTGTTAAACGCTTGGTGTAGTTGCTTCATTTGCCATTTGCACATAAAGCTCAGGGCAAACTTGGTGTAATTGATTGAAAACTTTTAACCCATAGTTACGTTCGCCCTCTCTAAAGGCTGTTGCATAGGGATCGTTAGAAAAAGAGTTACGAAATACGCCAGAGTCAGAAATCAAACGCCAAATAACAGCACGCCCAGCTTCTGTGGACATAACCTCTTTTAGCTGTTGTTCTTCTTTCTCTTGCCTATTTTTTTGTTGAATATCGTATTCAGTGCGAGCAATTCTCTCGTCTTCATACGCATCGAATGGATGTGTCATTGAGCACCTCCACCAGCCATAGCGGACAAGGCACTATCATTATCAAGATTGGTATCACTGAGGGTTTTAGCACCATCAATAGCGGACTGCGCCATTTGCATCTGAGCCATTTGTTGTTGCTGTGCTTGTCGTTGTTGACGTATGGCTTGTACTTGCTCATTGGTTGCAACGATAGTTGGAGAGACACCAATAGCAGACGCATAATTATCAATGGCATCATCAGCATTAAGCTTATCAAGGGCTTCAGGCTTAACTTTTGCCAGATTGCCAACAAAGCCAGCAAAGCGTTCGATACTACCAACGCCAATCGCTTTCTGTGCCTGAGCCATTACAGAAATGTACTCAACCTTTAGATCCATTCCCTGCATTTCATCAGGTGCAACGGGAAGTAAGTTTTTGTTTACCAAGATTGAGAAAGTGCGATTAATCAGCTTGTCGAGTAACTCAGAATCAAGACGTTGCAGAACAGGCCCTAATTGCAATAGCTTCTCTTCACGCATTTCAACAACGGCTTCAATCGGCATAGAGCGCGTATTCACCATTTGCATCATGCGGAATAAATCGACAAAGTAAGCGGTATCAATCAGTTGACGGGTATCTTGAACATCTTCAAGTAGTGCTTTCAATGCTACGGGTTGAACATCAAAAATCGTTTGAATTTTATTAGTAGGATTTGCCTCATCAAGATAGTTAATGCCACCGGGTATGGTATTTACCCGTTGGTTTTTTAATGAGGCTGGCACTTGTAAAGGCGGATTGGTCAGCTTATCAATCATTTGCGCTTTACGTTTTTGCATTAATTGAAGCGCTTTAGTGCCACCTAACGCCAACATACCCGGGCAAGATGAACCATAAACATCTTCACCATTCACTTCCCAGCGTGGCGCCATAATAGGAAATTCATCATAACCAGATTCACGTAACACTTTCTCGTTATCACCCGCCACTTCAAAATAAACGGATTTAAAAGGCTTGTGCTTCGCCTCTAACTTTCCTGTTTGTCGTTCAAGGTTTGGATATACGGCATGAACCACTTCAACCCATTGGCTGTACTGGCTTGAATTCCACATTGATTTAACAGTATCGCTGACGCTATCAAGCCCGAACTCCATCACCAACTGGCGAACGGTCATCGTAAACTTGCGATAGCAAACATCAACACTCAGGCTTGGGCTATTCGCAATGTAATAACTACCAAGGGGGAAATGAACGGTACGGATAATACGCTGGCTATCTTCAACAACGGCCATTGCAGCAGTGCCAAAGGTACCTAAATCGCCATACATCAACGGTAATGACTGATAGAGGTTAGAACGATTGAACACTTCGTTCATGCGTTGTTCGGTGGTTTCTAGCCAAAGTTTTACAGGACCATAATCCATTAAATCAGGATCAGGTGTTGCTAAACGAAACCAAGGACGAGCAGGACTTGTAATGCCTGACATCATGCCACTGGAAAGCACCGATGAAGCTAAAGATGCCGTAGGGTCAATAATCTTACTATTACGGCGATCACCTCGATTAACCTCAGATGCAGTAAAGCGCGTACTACGAGGACGAGTGAAATCTGACAATTCACGCCAATGCGGTTCAAATGAGCTACGCTCTGTATCCAACTGATTAAGTTGTTGCAGTAGCTGTTGTTTCAATGGCGTTGACATAGTCACCCCTTATTGACCAAGTAAGGTTTTACCGCTGGTGGATGCTGAACTTGTCGCACCCTGCGCACCTGTTAGTAACGTAGACTTACGACCTGCGGCTGCACGGCGACGACGCATTTCATCATCACGACTACCCGTTACTGCCGCATCTTGTTCTTGAGGTGCTGCCTGAACAGCAGGAGGAGTTGTAATTTTTGGAGTATTGCCAAATGGATTACACATATCGACACACCTTTATAATTAACCAATATTGCATATTAAATTAATAATACATGTTATTTGACAATATTGAAAATTATAACTACCATTTTGGTTATGCAATGCCACTGCATTTTTTCTCGGTATTGTTACACGACAGCGTGCTTTACCTTAGGACTGTTTGCCCTCTACTCCAGAGGGCTTTTTTTATGCGAATGGATCGTAATCTGAATTGCTGACATTAACGCCAGAATGAGGTGAGGAGTAATTTCTATCTATTTTGGTGACTGGATACGCGAACGTCAGTGCTAGTGCATCACCTTTACCCGGTGAACGACCAAGACGCTTTTTAATTTCTGTTTTATCTTCTAGTACAATCTTGCTATCGATAACACGAACTTTGTATTCACCACATGACAAATCATCTGCGGTTTCCTGATCATCAATAGCCCCACCAATTTTTAGCCATGTCTTAACGCTGTTATACATTTCACCGCGTTTGTTCAGCATTTGTGGATCTGTTGATGCACCACCAAACTTAACTAAACGCCACACGCGCCCCCAACTTGTTCCAATAGAGTGAATGCCGGTACCATATCCAAAGTCGATATGAACAGCATCAGCCTTGTATTGATCTTCAAAGTCAGCAATACGCTTTGCCATAACAACATCGTCAGTTGTTTTAAAGCCCGTCCACAAGCACTTACTAAATAAACCTTGGCGTAGATAAATCACCGCATCATCAACACCAGAATAGGCAGGGTCAACACCAATGATTACAGGAGCATGAGCAACTTCAGCTTGTGTGACAATGCGTTTCATGGCTTCATCCGTTAAGCCTGTTGGAATAAACTGCAACTCTGATGCTGACGGGAACACACCACGAACACGGACTTTAAAGAAGTCACTATCTTCGCCGTAGTCCTCTTCCCAGTTTTTAATCTGCTCTTTGTTGCTACCTTCAACGGTACGGCTATCAATCTGCTTAGTATTCCAACGATGTTTAAACTTACGAAAGCACTCACGAAAGCGCCCTGTGTTACGGGTTGGGTTACCAAATGCTATCCAAATGATTTCGGTGCCTTCATCCGTTAACGCCCCTTCTGCAACTTCCCATACCAGATCGGCAATGTTAGACGCCTCATCAAACACCAAGATAATACGCTTGCCTTTGTTGTGAAGCCCTGCGAATGCCTCTGTATTGTTCTCTGACCAAGGTACCGCATCAGCACGCCAAGCATTAGCATGATTAGGATCGTTTGAGTAGATAGCTGTCTTAGTGCAAGTAAACCAATTATTAGTCAGTGATAGCCGTTGCCACTTCGCTATTTCTGGCCACGTTTTAGTCCGTAACTGATTTTCAGTGTTGGCAGTGACAACTACCTTACAATCTTCGCAGGTATCCATACCCCACTTGATGATCATTGAAATAAATGCAGATTTACCGATGCCGTGACCAGAAGCACGAGCAAGTAATAATGGCTGGTGGCGTGTCTTTGGATTGCGTAGATGTTCACCGATTTCATTTAATGCTTCGGCTTGCCACTGACGAGGGCCATTGTATTCTTCAAGCTCTCCACCAGCTTCCCCCCACGGAAATGCGTAATACGCATAACCTAATGGATCATGCGTAAATGATGCGATATCTTCAATGAGTTGTTCTTCTGGTGACTTCTGCAAAGCTTCTGACATTACTCAACGCTCCCTTGCTGAGCACGTTTACGAGCAGATGCCAACTTATCAGCCAATGATACATTTACATCAACCTGTACCCTGTCTCTAAAGGCATTGATATCAACGTGCTTACCAATCAGTTCAAGCACCTTGATTTTATCCAGTAACTTTACTTTTTTAATACGTGTATTACCGTCAATATCGATGATATCGAAAGCAGCAACACTTTTACGCCAGATAGGTGACCATTCAGATATTGGTTTAATATCGCCTTTCTCATTAAGAATATCGGCAATATCCGCATCCAGCATATCGACCAAACGCCTGAGTACATTGTCAGCACTCATCTTGGTGCGCTTATTGCGCTGTTGCATAAGTTGTGCGATACGCTCTTGAATACGGGGATCAGCCATTAGCTGTGATGCGCGCTTGCAAGCACTGCCAGAAGCATATCCAGCAGAGATTGCAGCATCAGTTTGATTATCGGGGGATTTGATATATTCCTGACAGAAACGTTCCATCTTGTCGTTGATAGGCGTTGGCTGTCGTGCAGGTTTCTTTCTTGGTCTTTTGATAGTCATAATCATCACCTCTTTGGTTATTATGACCATCAGAAAGTTAAACTTCAAATCATATACGGATTTGATTGTTTGATATTACAATAGCTCATTACTGAATTACATAATTTTCTATATTCTTCAATTACTAGTTTATTCTTCACAAGAAGATCTTTTACGAGCTCATTTGTAAGATTATTTTTAAAATTACGACCTAAGCAATCCTCAACACCTCCTAAGATAAATTCATTAAAATGATCAATGCATATTCTTAAATCAATTATTTTACTTGTAAGTTCTTGGTCTACTCTTGATACATCAAGTAAATATTTTTCAATTATTTTTGATGAGTGTTTTGATATGAAAAAATATTTCTTATCGATATTATCACTATCCTCATAGTCAATAAAAATACCCTTTAACGATGTTTGAATATTTAGTCTAATAATTTCGTTATTTATTAGTTTTTCATAAAACAATATAAAATCCCTAAAAGGTCTACTATTTGCTTTAACCTCTTCATAAATTAGCGTTTTCAAAGCTCTAAGTTCATTACTTTTATTTTTTCTTCTCCTTCCCCATTCAAAGCATTCTTTAACTAAAAATAACCATATAGCTACAGCTGTTGTGATAGGTATAAATTTATCCATATATATCTCCTTTTTTAATCATTCTACCTTCAACATCATTTCACGCCAGCCTTTTGTTACCCAACACTTAGCATCACCAGATAAACAACATTGCTGGACGGGTAATTGCTCGCCACAACGCTCACACTTACGCTTAGATAGTTCCTCAGCTTGTCGCTTATACTCCGCATCATCTTTACGAATAAGCATCTGCAAGTATTCAACATTATCATACGGTTCACGACCAGGCATACGTAGAACACAATTACGCTGTAACATCTCCAGCTCTTGATTATCCACCAGCAATTCAATCTTTGTTACACCAAGTTCCTTTTGGCGCTTACGTTGTAGTGCCTTACGTTCAGCAGGTGATTTTGCTGTCATGAAATAACTCCTTTCGGAATGTCTTCGTAGATTTCATGAAGATGTCCACGTATTTGCAATCGGCGCAACGCGCTATACATATGGTCACATTCTGCCTGCTTATTGGCTTTAAATGGTTTTTTGTCATACCAATATGTATTGGGAGGCCATCCGTGAACCTTGAAGACTCTCTTTCCTTTGACGTGGAGCAACCCCCAGCCAGCAGGTAAATCTTCCGATGAAATAATATCCGGTGGCGATAAGAAGAAACGCCAGTCGCCCATTCCTTTTTCCGGTTGCTGTCTGAACCACTTCTTTTTGTCCGCAAGAAAATCAGACCGACTGACTTTCGCTTCAATCAGACAACTTATACCACTTCTGAACCCTATCGCGTCAGGTTGCTCCCCTGTTCCGTTTCTTGACTGGAATCTGTCACCAAAGGCTACATTAAATCCGTTATTTTGCAGGAATCGCACCGCCATTTCACACAGATCACTATGTGTCATTTTAATAGCTCCTCAGGCACATCGACTTCACCGCCTAATACCACAGCTACAGTAGCTCGACAAATTGCCTCTTGAGGTGTATCACCATCGTAATAATCATCTTGTAAGTAATTACAGATAGCAGACCATGCAATTTGATAATGATCATAGTCATCACTAACCATCTCGTTAATTAGTTCGATAGCGTACGTATCAATAAACTCACCACACTTTAACCAGTCACTAGATGGGCTATATACACAGTTATTAGCATCAACAATAAACTCTTTGCCAATACGAACATCAACACCAACGGCTTTACCTACCGCCCAATCAAGTGCTAATCCTTTTAGTTTTGAGGTTTTAATTTTCATCATTCCCCCTCTGGCATTGGTGGGAGTGGCAAAGGTTGCCAGTGGGTTGCTGTGACTTCTTGACCAAATCTATTAAACTTATTGCCGAAATATCTAACCGCCTCATAAACAGATGGGTAATCAGTAGCAATAAGAACCCTCTTCCCTACTTCCGGTAATTTATCTGAGCACTTAACCCAATTAGTTCCCTGCATTAGATGTCTCCTCGCCCTTCAGTGGCTCAAATGAAACCAACTCAAATGTAATTTCACGATGGTAATCGTAATAATCAGTAGTTGGTTTTAGTGTATAAACGCCCTCACCTTGAAAGTAATCTTCGCCCGTTAAAACGGTTGATATTTCATCTTGAAAATCTCGAATGTCAGTTGCGTCAAAATCACCATGACAACCCTTTAAATAGACCTCGTTTTCGTCATCAACAGCGTGATGAATTACAACAATAGTTCCAAATGGGATTTCCTTTTGCTTGTTCATCTAAAAATCCTCTTGCGTGACATGTCACAGTTATTTGAGTTATTGAATAAGCCTAATAGCATCAATTTCTTGGCTCATAATTTCTTCCCAAACTCATTCAACGATTAATTAACTCAGTCACGAACTTAACGAATGGTAATAAGTTCATGATTTTCTGTATTTTCAGGTAACGTTACCCCTATCTTCCCTTGTTCACCCCAAAGCTTTGACGCACTGATATTCCACACTCTGCAATCTTCATCAAAGATGGCGTCCATAACGGCTTTAATCAGATTATCGACATCAGGACGTTGCTGGTGGGGTTTACCATTCATCTCAATGCGTTTTTTCTTGCTCCATGATTTAGGCATAGGGATAACAAACGTTAGGTGAGCACCGCTTTCAGGTAACATAAAACGGTTAGCTCTCATCTCGTCACAAAAAGCGTGGTACTTAACGACAACGGGTCTTTTCTTCCATGCGTCACGCTGTGTCATACGTGGCTTTGGTACAGGATTGATATAATAAATTTGCTGTTTCATGCACGTACCGCCACCAGCATTGCGTTCATACGGTTATGAATATCAGCAATCTTTCCATGCTGTAACGGTGGTAAGCTCTTTCTCACGTAGGTTAGTGAGCCTTTCTGACAGATAACATGCTTATCCGTAGGTTTTGCTGGCTTCTTGGTCATTAGAGAGGCTTCTTTTTTGATATCTAATTCACGTAGGCGCTCCATGTAATCAGGCGTTAGTTTGTAGACATACCCAATGCCAACTACCGCTTTGCGTTCTACAACGGAGCTTTCAATCAATTTAATCAGTGCATAATTGGTTGTTGAGCGGTTCTTCTTTCCCTTGAGATCAGAAGCAATTGCCGTTATCTCGTTAACTGACAATGATTTTTTATTGTCACGTAAAATATCAACAACTAAATCCTGCATAAATTTCATATACGATAACCCTTAATAGATTAATCATTATGGTTAATATATCCAATTTGGTTATATTTTCAAGTATAAAAAAACAGAGTTTTTAATTAAACTCATACCTACTTAAAACGCTCTCAAATCGTCTATACGCTGTTTTCACTACTCAGATACAATCCATACCTACAACAAATAAAACTCACCAGTGTTTATTACGCTAAGGATTTAGATATCCAATAAACCTTATGCCGATTTATGTTTACGTTTATCAGCATTTTCTAATAAATCCATCCATGCAGGTCTCGGTCTGGTTTTATCTTCAAGTCTTAACGTGGGTTTAGGTATTACCTCTCCTCGTTGCACTCGCTCAGACCACATACGGATCATTTTATTTAATCGCTTCTCAACCTCCGCTTCTGTCAGCCTAAGGTCATATACCTTTTGCCTAAGGTCAGTGAAGATCCAATACTGCACCGGATGCCTAAATGGGTACATCTCAGCACTATGATAATTGCATCGTCTGGCTAGGTATTTATTGAAATCTCTCAGCATTTCATCAAATGGAATTCCAAAAGCATTCGCATCTACCAACTTGTCAGAAAGCATTGAAATAACATCAGATAACTCTGGTGGCCACGGATTACCATTGCTACAACGCTCAATACAGAATTTAAATATCAAATCGAATTGATCGCTATTCAATCCGCAGAGTGCTCGTTTCCACATCAATGAGGGTTCCGTCCCGTTCTTGTTTGTCCATTTCTCCCCATAGAACTCCGTCATTTGTAGCCAAAGAGTCGAGATACTCTTGCCCATGTTTTTCTCTGATCTTATGTTCCACGAGTTGTACGGCTCTTGATTTGCCACTGTTTGGATCGAATTTAAATTCTGATTTGCCATTATTATTTACTCCAGTATTGCTATTATTCGCTTTAGCACGTTGGAATTTAATACTTTTTGCCAATGCCATTTCCCATTGTTCGTGATGTTTAGCTTTCCCCTCGGCTTTCCAGTACGTAATAAATTCGGCAAGTTCAGTTGGTTTAACTGGCTCTGTTAGTGCATGTCCCCAAAAAGCAGATTTACGTAAAAAATCGCTATCAGGTTCCCATTCATCAAACATCACGAATTTACCGTCAACGCTAAAACCACCAGCAGGAACTCTGTCATTTAAAATGGCATTATCCACATCAGGCAAATTTCCTTCGCGCGCGTTACAGAGAGTTGTTTTAATACTTCCTTTCCCTTCCTTTCCTAAAGGTAGTCCTACCGTATCACTACCGTAGTCATACGGTAGTAGGTTCATCTCTTTGATTTTACTTGGTGTTTTCTTGTTTACGACTTGATGTTTTGTGAAATTATTTATTAATCCAAAGTGCTTCCCATTTTGGGCAGAAAATAAGCTGATATAGCCACAGTTGGAAAGCTCCTGTAGTAGTACCGGAATACTACGGGAGGTTTCACGTATTGGAAAAACAGCCGCTTTTATTAGCTTCGGATTAGCATTGAAATAGCCTTCATCGTCAGCGTAATTTAATAGCCCTATCGCCAATAAACACGCTGACTCAGATATTTCAGCCATATCCTCATCAGTCCAAAATGTTGGCTTAATAGTCCTGATACGGGCCATATCACCCCCTGATATTGTCTTCATAAGCAATATTTCTATTACGAGCCATCTTTAATAATCGGCTGACTTCTTTTCTGTAGTTGGATGAATTAATTGCGGAACATTCAACACAAACACCATTACTGGTAAAACGCTCAGAATCATGACCATGTCTACATAATTTTCCCGTATAGAAACGACTTAGACCATTTTCAATGGCTTGCTTTCTAGTCACAATTTTCATCATCACCTCTTTTTCTATGATTAGTTAGCAATAAGATTATCCATTATTTTAAAATAGATCAACCTAAAAAGATTTATTGGTTATCAATAAAAAATTAAGGACCACCGAAGTGATCCTTATCAATAAATAGCCTTTGAATTATTATCGAATAAAGAAATTGATTAATTGCTCTCTGGTTGCATCTGCACCGAACTCAACACAAATATCATATAACTTATTGAGTTTACTTAGGGAAGGCTTACGTTTTGCATAGCGTAGCTGATGTGATAGATACAGTTGGCTATACCCAGTTCTTTGAGAAAATGCTTCTCTTTGCTTAATCGTTAAGCTATTCCAAAATTTTTTAAAGTCGAAAACTTCCATAATTTCACCAATTTGATTAACCAATAAATAATAGTAACCGTTTAGGTACTTTACCAAAAGGGTTATTTGTTTGTTTAATACACCATAACTTAATCAAATTTGTATAAAGAATAGACACCAAAGGACTTGGAGAAATGAAAAGCATTGCTGAAATTAGAAAAGATAACCTGATTTATATTATTGAACGCTACTATAACGGCAAACAAAAATTACTGGCTGATGCGTTAGGCGTAGCACCAAGTATGATCTCTCGTTACCTATCACCAAAAGATTTAAAAAGTCATCGTGAACTCACCGATCCAATGTCACGTAAAATTGAATATGTGACTAGAATTAGTAAATATTGGATGGATGTAGACCATTTAAAAGAAGGTCATGCAGAGTCAGAAAAAGAAGAATATATTCCGACCGAGATCGGAAAAATACTCTCAGATAACATCACAACATTTATGTTAAACGATGGAATAAAATCAAGAGTTAAGCTTTCTGTCGATTCAGGGCTTGCACAATCAACAGTTAACCGCATTATCAATTGTGAAGCCAGCGCCACCGCTGAAAGCATTGATGCTATTGCAAAAGCAATGGGTCGCCAAGCCTATGAACTACTGATCCCTAAAAATGATAAAGGCACTATTAACTATGATAGAAGAGCCTATTCAAAACTTCCCGCCAGCGAACAAGCTGCTATTGAAAACTTCATTGAATTTATCATTAATAAAAACCAGCCTATCTCCCACGACTAACCCTTTCCATTAAAAAGAAGTCATATACTGGCTTCTTTTTACTCTTAATAAATCATTAAATTTCATAGTGATAAAAATAAACATAACCATATTGGTGATTTATTTGTTTTTTACGGTTGACAATGGTTAATTTATGGTTATGATTAAAAGTATAAATTAACCAATACGGTTAATTTGCTCTTTAACAATATGGATAAAAGAGACTGATTTTTTAATGCGCTCAGACATAACCAATTTGGTGATTAGTCATGATCTTTTATATCAAAGACGGTAAGCATGTATTTACCTTATCTGGCTTAAATGAGTCACAGTCATTTGACAATTTTAAAGCCGGTATTGAGTGGGCTTATGTAAGAAAGCTCGCATTACAAACAGAACAATTAGTAGGTAAACAAAATGTCAGACACTAAGCGCTTAAATGTGTTGATTGCAAAAGCTCTTTTACTTAACCAAGATATTACTGATAGCGAACAAGTAGATGCGCTAACAGCTCATATCAATGGTGATATTGAAAAAGAAGAGTTTAAGCAATATGACCACTTTATTAATATCACGCTACTTGCACTTTCATTGGTTCCTAATATCAGCAGTGAACTCAGTGAAGAGCAAATCGTTAACGCTATTATGTCATTTATTGATAATCCTGATATGCGTAGCGTTCGTCATAGAGTTAATCACTTTAACTCATTAATAAATCCAAAAACCACCTCAAATGAGGTAGAAAAAAAGGAAGTACCTCAGGAAGAGGTGATTTTTAACGCCAGTAAAGATAACCAAAACGGTCAACATAAGGAGGCGGAAGATATTCCAAAGGAAGAAAATGACCAACCTGCTTATTTTGAACCTGGTCGGTATCCCGATATTCCTAACGAGGTGTATCACAGTTCAAACGGCATCAGTAGTTCGATGCTAAAAGATGCTCGTATTAGTTTGATGTATTACGAGTTACGCCATATAACAAAAGTCATTGAGCGTGAAAATAAGCGTTGTTTCGATTTAGGTAGTGCGTTTCACACGTTAACAATGGAACCTGAAAAGTTTGATGCTGAATTCAGTGTTAAGCCAATTATTCCAGAAGGTGCCTTTACAACAACGGAAACAATGAAGTCATGGATTGACGAATACAACAATAAGTTGCCTAAGAAGCTCTCACAAGATGAGTTAAAAGCAATTATTGAAGAACATAACGCCACTCTGACACCGCAACTTTCCACCAGCGGAAAAGCCGAAGAGCTAGGTCAGATATACATGCAGTTGCCTGATGAATTTAAAGCCATTCCAGAGGATGGAAAATTCACAGGTGCCGCAATGAAAGCCTGTATCAAAGCCTATAACGATACTTTGCCAACACCATTGAAAACCTCAGGTAATACAGACGCATTACTTGATCAGATATACTTCCACATCAACCCTGAATTATATTTGGCAGAAACACATAAGCCTGAGCCACTTAGAAAACCCGTCAAAAAAGATGACCTCATGCAGGTTATTAAAGAAGTGAACCCTGATGCTGTATTTGAAGATGAAATCATTAGCCAGTGGCTTAGTGACGATTCAAAAATTCACGTTCAAACCGTTGACTATGAAATGGCAAATAACATGCGTAACGCTGTTATGAACCACAAAGAAGCATCCAGTTTATTAAATCACCCTAACCGTGTATCAGAAGTGAGTTACTACGGCATTGATGAAGATACCGGCCTTGAAATTCGAGTTCGTCCTGATATCGAAATTCAAACAGAAAATAACAGATTAGGTTTTGACCTCAAATCAGTAGCACTTGGTCGATTTAAACAAGATGCTATTGAAACCATGATCCGCAGAGAAATCATTAATCGCGATTATCACATCAGTGCAGCTATGTATTGTGATGTGGCAATGCTGGATCAGTTCTTCTGGATATTCGTTAACAAAGACGAGCATTACCACTGGGTCGCTATCGTTGAAGCCTCTCCTGAATTACTTGAACTGGGTCGCGCTGAGTACAAAAAGACACTGCGTGATATCCGTGAAGCTATGGATACAGGATATTGGCCAGCGCCTATCACCACAACTCTCACTATCGGTATCACTGACTTTGAGCAGAGAAAGTTAGAAGAACTGCAAAACGAAGTCGCTTAATAAAACTGCGCTTGAACAATCAGGCGCACGCTTGGAGTAAATATTATGTCAGAAGTAGCAACTCTCGAAAGAAACCAATCAGTAATGAATAACACATCATTACTTTTTAATCCTGAATCATTAGACCGTATTGTCAAATTTGCTGAGCTAATGGCATCAGGTACAGCAACGGTGCCAAGACATCTGCAAGGTAAACCATCTGATTGTCTTGCTATCACAATGCAGTCTGCACGCTGGGGAATGGATCCTTTCGTTGTCGGTCAAAAAACACATGTCATCAATGGTGTGCTTGGTTATGAAGCCCAATTAGTAAATGCAGTTATTACCAGTTCAAATGCTGTTGTAGGTCGATTTCATTACAAATACGGTGGCGACTGGGAAAAGATTGTAGGCATGAAAGATAAACGTGATGAATCGGGTTTATTTATTGAAGTCGGTGCAATTTTAAGAGGTGAAGAAGAAGTTACATGGGGTGAGCCTGTTTACCTTGCTGATGTACAGACTAGAAACTCACCTCTTTGGAAAACAATGCCTAAGCAACAAATCGCGTATCTCGCTGTAAAATATTGGGCCCGTCTTTATTGCCCTGAAGTTATTCTTGGTGTGTATACGCCAGAAGAACTTGAAGATCGACCGATTAAAGACATCACCCCACTGAAAGAACGTGTAAGCATTGATGAAATCACCACTCAACAACAGACAACCAATGAAGAACCGATAAAAGAGACTCAAGGCGAGTTTATACCTAAGTTCGATGCACAAGCCTTTAGATTAGCTATTGATGATGTTCAAACTGTCGAAGAAGCTAAAAATATTCGTGCAGAAATTGAGAACTTAAAAAATGAAATGGGGATCAACCTATTTACTGAATTAAAAAATAAAGCAGTACAGGCATACCACCGCATTGATGCACGTAATGCCCTAGAAGCTTCTATCAACTCACTTCCTGAATCTGGCTCACCAGAAGCCACAGAAGCATTTGAAAAAGTAGACAAACTACTTAGATCAAGCAAAAGAAAACTCGGTGATGAGTTATACGAATCTTTCTCTATCACGCTTGATGATATTCGCCCTGAATACCAGTGATCCTATTTAAAGCGGAGCGATACAGCTCCGCAAGGAGTTTAAATATGAATATTAAATTACCTACCAACCCTATTCGTATGCCTGCAGTTTTAAAGCTAACAGGACTTTCTCGATCAACTATTCGCACTTTAGAGAAAAAAGGTGATTTTCCAAAGCGTATGTATTTGTCGGTGCGTTGCGTGGCATGGGAGGCTCATGAAGTATATGAATGGATAGATAAGAAAGCTAAATCAAGAGAGACACCCAAGTGTTACACCGAACGTAAGCGTAATGAAGCTGGGCAGTTTGTGAGTAACGTCTAACCCCTACCCGTTAACCAAAGAACTCAGTATAAGGATGCAATGCGGAAGAATGAATATGAAAGACAGAATCAAGTTTAACGATGTAATGCTAAAGGCGGTCATAGATGGCAGAAAAACGCAGACACGCAGGCCGATTAAACCACAACCAAAAGTAACCGAAGATGGGTTACGCTATCTTAGTGCATGGCAAGATGGTTACACACTATCAGAGCAAGTATGCGCAGCATGGCGGCATGGATTTGTTGATGTTGATTGCCCGTATGGTGAGATTGGCGACATTATCAACATTGCAAACAAGGACGGTAATATCAAAGGAAAAATTGAAATTACTGATATTTGGTTGCAACAGGTTCAGGAAATATCACAGCAAGACGCAATGAAAGAAGGTGCGCCACCAAATCACGCCTCCATTGACGCTGTATCGCGTGAGTATGGTTTCCCTGATTTTTCGCGTTCATGGTTCGATCAAATATGGATAGATATATACGGAAAAGACAGCTGGGTAAGCAACGAATGGGTATGGGTTATTGAGTTTAAAAAGGTGGAGTGATGAAAATTGAACAATCTCAAGTTACTAAGTTAGTAATAACAGATGTTGAGCGACACGACCCTATCCATGTTTACCTTGAGGATTATGGAGATAATCAAAACGGTCGTGTCACAATTAGCGAATGGGGCAATTCATGGTCTTGCTTTTGGGGCTCGATGGGTAGCTCACTAATTGAGTTTATTCATAGGATTAACAATCACTACTGGATAGGCAAGTTAGATTCTAATTTAATCTCTGAGATAGACGCTGATAACGATGCAAATGCTGAATACGCTAAAAAGCAAGTTATCGAACTGCGCAAAGATGATGAAATAGATAAACACGAAGCAAGGGAGTATTGGGATTTAATCGAAGCATCAGATAATGTTAAAGATGATTGCTGTAATAGTTTTATAGGTGGCAAGTTGCTTGGATTATTTGGTGATGACCCATGGGATGAAAACTGGCCCACTATTCCTAACCCTCAATATCTAAGAATGGAATCACGATTAAACGCTGTTCGTGAGGCATTAAAACAAATAAAGGTGAGTTAAGGAGGCGTTTTGACAGTGGATTAGTCACATGGATGTGAGTATGATCCCCGCTTTAAATAAGGAGGGCTTATGAACGAAAGAGATTGGGTTGATTTGGTTGTTGCTGGATCAAGTGTTTTATCATCATTGGGGATTTTGGCAACTATCGGTGTTTATTTTTGGCAAAAAAAAGATAATAAAAGTAAACAAAGAGAGATAGATAGAAAGTTACTTTATTTTGTTAATATAAAGGCTAAAGAATTCCTAAAAAAAATTAATAATGTTTTACATCTCATTAATAATGAAGGGGAATTTCAGCAAATAGAAATGCAGAAAAACGACTTGCGCTATGTTAAGGTCTTACAGCACGATAACCCTTTGTTTTATAAAATAAACCTTAGATTAAATAGCAATGAATTTTTAGATAGGAATAATATACATGCGAGTTTGGGTTTATTTAATTTCATCCTAGATATTGATTCGTTAAATGAAGAATTTTTTAATAAAACTTCACAATATATTATATATGCACATATGTATCTCCCAGATGTTCCTAATGAGTTTTATCACTGCATAGATAAAAATGAATTAATTAACTTCTTACATAACACCAAAGATAAAATAAAAGAAAATTTAAATAGATTGAGCGACTAACCACCCTGCATTGCAGGGTTTTTTATACCTAAAATTCAGAGGATACAATGAAGCCAATACTTGATATGTGTTGTGGCTCTCGTATGTTTTATTTTGATAAACAAGACGACCGAGTTTTATTTAATGATATTAGAGCAGAAGAACATATTTTATGTGATGGAAGAATTTTAAATATAACACCTGATGTTATTTCTGATTTTAAAAACCTTCCCTTACCAGATAATACTTTTTATCAGGTGCTATTTGACCCTCCTCATTTAATTAGAGTTGGCAAAAATAGTTGGATGTTTAAAAAATACGGCGCATTAAATAAAGACTCATGGAGAGAAGATTTATCAAAAGGATTTAGTGAAGCATTTAGAGTGCTTAGGCCTGGAGGAACATTGCTGTTCAAATGGAATGAAACCCAAATACCTGTTAAACAAATTTTAGCACTAACAGACCAAAAACCAACAGCAGTACAGCGTGTAGGTAAAAATGATAAGACGCACTGGATCTCTTTTCTTAAGGAGGTTAAATGAAAAAATACGACCTTATCTATTGTGATCCTCCGTGGGATTACAAAAATAAAGTTTCAAACGGTGCTGCTAAAAATCATTATCCAACAACCTCCCTCTTCAATTTAACTCATATCCCTATTCATTCTATCGCATCTGATAACGCAGTTCTTGCCATGTGGTATACAGGTAATTTTGTACTCGAGGCTATTAAATTAGCAGAAGCTTGGGGCTTTAAAGTGCGCACAATGAAAGCTTTTACATGGGTTAAGTTTAACCCTTTAGCATGGCAACGAATTGATAAGGCTATTCAAAACAGTGAGTTATTTGATTATCACGACCTGTTTGAACTATTAGATGCTGAAACAAAAATGAATGGGGGGAACTACACCAGAGCCAATAGTGAAGATGTTTTAATCGCTACTCGAGGCAATGGGTTACAGCGCATTAGTGCTAGCGTTAAGCAAATCGTATTTAGTTGTTTAGGTGAGCATAGCGAAAAGCCGTGGGAAGTAAAAAACCGTCTTGAACAATTGTACGGTGATGTAAGTCGCATTGAGCTATTCGCTCGTGACATGTCACAAGGTTGGGATACATGGGGCGATCAATGTCCTAACAACAGTATCGAACTTATCAATTCTCATTTTATTTGTAAGGAATAAATATGCCTGATATCGCAGATGATGCTAATGACTTAACGGCTCTACAAATCAATACCGCATTAGCAAACAGAGAGCCACCAGCAAAAAGCTTAACTGGGTTTTGTATCTGGTGTCGTGAAGAGCCAGTAACAGAGAACAGCGCTTACTGTTCTAAAGAGTGTGGTGATGATCACGCTCAGTACAAAAGGAAAAACGGATAATGATTATTGTACTCACGTTATTAGCCGTGTACTTATGGCTTGCTGGGTATCTGTTTTCAGAATCTAAGCACGAAAGCGACAATATAAAAGATATTGTGGCCAGACTGTTTTACTCAACAATCTGGCCTGTTGTTGGTGTGCTTTACCTATCGTCACTACTTGCTTATAAAACACTTGGCGAAGAATGACAAAGCGTTAATCTTTCTCTTTTATCCATTCATCCACCATATCAGCCCACTCTTGTAACATCTTCCTGCGCTGTTCAGCATATTCAGCCTTGTTGTAAACGGCTCTAACGCCATTTTGAACGTGTGCTAAACACTTCTCTATCCAATCTGAGTTATAACCTGCTTCGTGCAATAGCGTGCTTGCTGTGCGTCGTAAATCGTGAACAGTAACTGGTTCGAACTCAATACCTTTTTCATTGATACGTTTTACGGTGCCATCAATCACGTTATTCAATGCAGCATTAGAAAGTGGCTTTTTAATATCATATCGACCAGGCATTAAGTAATCACTTCCCATCGCACAAACTTTCATACCAGTTAGGATATCCATTGCTTGATCAGAGAGATAAATAACATGCTCTTTTCTCCCCTTCATTCGCCCTTTAGGGATCACCCATTGTCTATTTTTAAAGTCTATTTCATCCCATGTAGCATGAATAAACTCAGACTTTCTAACTAATGTTAACAAGACAAATTTAACGGCCAATTTTAAGGTTGGATAACAACTATAGTTTTCTAGTTCACGAAATAAGATACCGATTTCTTTCGGCGACATTGCCCTTTCGCGCGCTTGAAAAGTCCCTATGGAAGAGGCTTTTATTGCATCTGCTGGGTTACTAACTTCATAACCTCTATCTATGGCGTAAGTAAAAACAGAGCCAACAATCTCACGCACTTGTAATGCGGTCGCTTTTGCTCCCCTATCTTTTATCTTTTCACACAATGCCCTAAGCCTTGGTGTGGTGATCTCTTCTAGCTGAAGCTTGCCGAATACGGGATAGATTTCTTTTTCAATAATTGCTTCTTTCATGGCCCTTGTAGAGTCAGCATATTGAGCATCATTAAGATATCTGACGGTATACTCACGAAACACCGTCTTATTCTTTTTCGACTCCACACCGTCACGTTTTCTCGAAGCCGGTGATATACCTGCATTTAAGAGTTTTTTGGCTTCAATTAGCATTTCTCTCGCTTTAGCTAACGAAACACCGTCAGGACCATAACTACCAAAGTATATCGTCTCTCTTCTCCCATTAAATCGATAGTCATATCGAAACGATAAAGTCCCGCCAGTATTGACTGCCACGTATAAACCATCTCGATCTGCGACTTTATAAAGCTTCTCTTTTGGCTTTAAGCTTTTTAATTTTGTATCGGTTAGCAT